TCCTAAATACCGCAAAACCAAAAGTCGCTATTTTTTAAAACAAAAAGTAGAATTTTATATCCCCAAAAGAGTATTAATCAATGCTATTTCATAAGCTCCATATTGATGTGTTGACCGTGATGCTTCACTTTCAAATGTGATGCTGATTTTACTTCCATACAGGTCATTCAAATAGTCAACAAGAATAGGCCACCTTGAGGCATTATTAGAAGCATCAGCAATGTTCGAGTAGACAAAAAAACGAGAATTAGGACGAGAAAGGAATATCGAAAGACGATCCAGTAGAGGACATCTTTTTTGAAGTATTTGAAGTTGTGTACTGTTGCTGTAAATTTCAGCATCCCAAGGATATGTCCTTACACCGATATAACCATTAATTCTTGAATCTACAGAAGCTAAGTAAAGAGCTGGCTGATTTCCACCAGAGATACCAGACACATAAATTTCACTATATGTTTTGCCTAGTGTATTGATTAAATAGTCTAATGCCCTTATTCTATCAAATAGAAATAAACGATAAGCAAAAAAGTCTGATTGGTCTACTCCATTTGATACCATTGATGTAAATGATCCTTGCGCTACCGCTGGACTGTTTTCTATATTCAGACCACCGCCAGGAGATACTCCGCTTGTTGGCATAGCGTGATGTAGAACGTCAAATCCTTTCGACAACATATTATCAATCCAAGCAGCATGACCTTCACCGCCAGTTCCCTCCATGTTTATCATTAATTTATTTACAGGACTTGCAGCCTCCCAAAAGAAAGCTCTATTCGTCCATGTATAACCATCCCCGTCTACTTGATCGAAATTCAACCTACGGAAAGATGCTTTATACCCTGCTGTTAATGATGTGTTATTAAATGAATGACAAGTAACTGATTGTGTAGTCGTGTAAGTATCAATTGATTCAGGTGCGCCTGAAGGAAGCCCTGCTCCATTAAAAATAGTTTGTATTAAATAGGCTTGTTGCTGTTCATACGTATAAACAGAATTTTCAATTTTTAGGCTTCCCATCACTCCCGCATTATTCACCTTCGGAACATAGGTAGCGTAATGAGTTGTCTCGTCTGTCAACATTGCTCTGTATGAAGTTGCATAACTTAACCCTCCCGTTGCAGTAAGTGTAACATCAATAGCACGAAACCACTGAGTAGTTCCATCGGATGCTGGTGGTGTTAGAGTAACATATTGTGGGACATTCCAATCTGATGTAGTGAATGTCAATGCGCCCGAGACAGAGATAACACCTGAAACAGTTGGTGTTACAGTTACAGTGCTTCCGGGTTGAGCTTTAAGACAAACCCCAAAATTATAAGCACTACCACCCTCAACTAAAACATTTGAAGTTGGGTCACCAATAACAACAATGTCTTTCTCTAAACCTTCGCTGAATAAGTCAAGTATTGGAACCCGTTGTGTATCTGTTAATAGACCTGTAACGGCTATCATCAATATTTGAATACTACCTCCATCGCTTATACCGTTAATTGTTCCGTTGTTATCGTACCCATGAAGCAGCAATCTTCGACTCCCTAAATTAAATGATGCTGGACTTGCTGAAGTTATTGAACCTCCTGTTGTCAAAGTTGGCTGTACGCCATTTACCCTCATTTGAAAAACATCCGTTGTAGCATCAAAGCGAATAGCCACCACATTTCTACCTATGGATAAATTCTGGAAGTAAGGATTAGTAGTGTAGTATTGAACAAGAGAACCACCAGAACGATACTCAAAATAAATTCTACCAGCATTTATATATACCATGATTTGACCCTGGACAGCAGACGGAATATCTCTCGATGCTAGTATATACATTGAGTTGACTCCAAAGTCAGCATCCTCCAACTCAAACGCTAGGAACAATTCAAAGTCTTGATTAAATAGGTCGGTTGCTTGAGCTCCTGTTATTCGATGGTAATTAGCGTCTACATTACTTGAACCTGTTGGCCCCATTACTGCTAATTTTCTAGTCCAAAATGAATTGACAGGTTTTAATTTTGGTAATGAGAGTCCACCGTTATTTAAAAAATCATAGTTGTTTGGAGATAAATCTGGTATCTGTGTCTGTAATGAATTATCTTCAGACGTAGCACTAATTGAATAATCCACATTCCAATACCCTAAAGCATTTGCAACTAAATAAGTGTGTCCTGCATGTGCATGATTAGTAATCCCACTGTGTTTATAGGATGTTGATAGAATGGCTTTCTTCTGACCAACTACTAAATGCGGAATAGTTATCAGTAGAATAATTATAAGCTTTCTCATAAAACTTCGTAAGTGAATGTGAATGAAATCGTGTGATTAGTTACATCTGTACAGACGTATTGGAATGTGACTCTATCATTTGTTGAGTCGCTAAAAATTCCAATAGGCCCATCTGCAACTGTAAGTGAAGCCCCAACTCCACCCGCCTGAAAAGATGTAGTAAAATTACTCGCAACCGGAAGTGATACTCCTAATGTGGTCAGAGTGGCTGTTGTTGTTGGGTCTATATCAATTTGACCAGCCACTGTCACCGTATTTCCAACCCGATGATAAGTACATTGATGCGTGGTTGAAGCATCCAGGTTTGCTGAATTTGTAAGTGTCGGGGAGTAAGTTATTGTCGCGTTACTAACCCCATTACCACCATTGGCAACTGGAAGAATACCTGTTACTCCGTTAGTCAAATCAACCTGAGCCCAAGCTGGATTATTTGAAGTTCCTGTGTTAGAAAGATACCTTGTTGCAGAAGTGTTCTTAGTTAATCTAGAATAGGTATCTGCTGCCGATCCATATAGTAAATCACCTTGCGCAACTGTAATCAATCCAGTCCCACCCCTTGCAACAGATAGAAAACTTGACCATCCTGCTGTGATAGTTACAGGCTGTAATAGTGAAGATGCGACACCAGCACCGGAAAGGGCAAGAGTAATGTTTGTGTCATCTACATCAGTCAATGCCGCTCCGGTAGTAGCGGGTGATCCGTTAGCAAGCGTCCAAGTATTGGCTGATGTTTTTTCTAAAATCATTGTAAAGTTCACACCCGGATCAGCATTAGTTCCAGCAGTATTTGTGAGCGTCACTCCACCTGTTGCCACTACAGTAGAAAGACCGGCCCCTATCCGCTTAACGGGAATACGAATACCTACCGGAAAAGAATATGTTGCATCGAGTGGAATAGTTACATCTGTGGCAGATGCTGAGTTCATCACCACATTTGCATACAAATCAGTAGCATCAAGCGTATGACTTGCTGTATAAGTATTTGTAGTGGGGTATCTATCCTCTTTTAAAAGATCAGCATCATATACTGCATTCTGTGAGGGAGCAATTGCTGTAGTTCCATTGTTAATCGCATCAGCAACTTTCGCATCAGCGTAAGCAGTCGTAGCTATTCTTGTGCTATTATTACCCGCACTTTGGGTTGTGGTAGTAGGATTCCCTGCAAGAGCAACGTCCGAAGCGATCTTTGACCCAGACACTGCTCCATTATCAATTGTCATTGTTGTACCCGTACCACCGACAGTAATATCTCCATAGTCACCATCGACTAATCCAGCTCCACCTCCACCGCCACCAAGTGTAAGCACTTGAAAGTTGGTGCCATCGTAAACAATAAGATGAACCGAGCCAGCATCAAGATCGCCAGAGGCAAGGTTGGTGCTGACATCTTTCTTCAATGTCTTTGCGGCTAAACCATTTAATGCGATTGTTGAAGTCCCGGTATTACCATTCGTGAAAATGATAAGGAACTTCTGCCCGGTAGCGTAAGCAGTAATGGCCGGGTCAGGCGTAGCAGTGTAGGTATCTGTTCCTGAAGCTGTGGCTGTTGCGAGAATGTTCGTGTAGAGCTCCAAGTCATTTGCATTCACCTTTGTAAAGGCGGTGCGTAACGGATCACCTGTTCGGTCGTTCGCAGATGTGCCAATGTTGACAGTCTGCTGCTGTGCAAACCCTAATGCTGTAATGCATAAGGCAAATAGAAGTGTGAGTAGTTTTTTCATTTTAGTTTTTGGTCAATTTTGTTGTTTAAGTAATTTTCGGTAGTGCCAAGTATCTTGTAAACAAGGCGCTGACCTGCGTAGCCAAACACCCATGCTAAAGCAAATGATGTTAACAAGAAATAGGATACACCATCGTAATAAGGATACTGCATGAGCGCAGGTGCATAGTGTACTATCAAATAATGAATGAGTTCGTTGGTGAATAACACAAGTGCAGAAACACAAAGTGTATCCCAGTCCTCTTTTAGGAAAGTTTTAACAACTCCCCAAACAGTCTCCTCCGGGTGGTTGTTACCAATAGTAATAATTTTCTGCATCACATGAAAGCCTATTCCAAGGAGCTGGCAGATGAGTATGATGAAGTATTCCATTTTAAAAATCAGGGGTTTAGTTTATAGTTTGGTCTGCTGTAATTTCATCTGAGTCTGCTGTAATTTCATTTGAGTCAGCCGTTAAATGACCGATTTCAATTATGTTCACATCACCGGCATCATCGGTGTTCTCAGCAAGGAATTCCACCTGACGAAGTTTGCAGGTTCCGTTTCCAAGGGCATCGTGCTCGAAGTACTCCGAATCAAAGTCTTCTTCGGTTTGGTACTCAACATCATCCACCGTAAAGTAATCGTGACCGAAAATCAGGGCCAGCTTTTCCAATAGATAGGCTGGTAAGGCTTCTACCATCAGCTCAGGGTTGCGGGTAACGTTCTCCTGAAGCTTGCGCAATCTGTTCTGACTATCCTGGTACACTGTGCGCTCACCGCCAGGCTTGGGCCAGTCCAGGTATCCTTCAACTCTGGTGGTATGCTGAATGCCGGTACTATACTGAATTTTGTAAGCGTCCTCAAAATTGTAGTTGATTATCTTCATGGTATCGGGCCATGAAGTGGCCAACTCAAACGGTTCGCTTTGTGCCGTGTATGGATCAAACTGTATGTCGCTGCCTTCAAGCGTGAGGTAGTACTTGCCAGCCGCATACAGGCTCATAATCATGCTCACCTCGTAGATATCGAACGGCTCAGCATCATATATAATAGATAGGTCGGCCTGAAGCAATGTGCCACCTGGCCATGCCTTATCAAACACCAGTACCGTGTAACCTACAGCGGCACCAGTACCCGCGCGAATATCCTTTATTTCATAGGTACCATTTAAACTCACCAAACCGCTGATAGTGAAATCCTGACCAACCTCAAAGTAATCGGGTAAGCCAGCAGCAAAGAAAGCCTGCACTTCACCAGACCCGGCATCCGCAAAATTGGTGTCCTCATGCAGGGCCGTTTTATTGATGTTTGAAGTCTTTTTAATGGGTGTTAATGTGGCTGTTAAAACACCGGCCTCAGTATAAAGCTTGAGCACATTGGTAGTGTAGTTGCTCCTGAACTGCGTGGGTATTACGTCATCCAGGATAAACTTTTGCCGGTACTTACATACCGAAACGCCCGGCATGGTCATGTCATCAAACAACCGGTTGTCAAAGTTCTGGAGCTCACTTGTAATCATTGGGCCATCGGTAATCACAAACCGGTGGCTGTTAATGATGGGTATCTCCAGGTATGGGCTCTTGAACTTAAATACTTCAACTGTAAGTGAATCCTCACAGCCTTCATCATCCTGAATACGCACGATGTATACGCCCGGAGCAACACCCTCAAATGAATTACTTGCCTGGTAGTTGGCTCCATCATCAATACTGTATAGTATAGGTGTGTGCGTGCTGGTAGCGTTAATGGTTACGGCACCGTCATCGGCAAACTTTGATTGCTCGTGAACAATTACAGTACCTGTTATACGCGCATCGCATGTAACCAGGTTGTTAACGTCTACATCGCGATTGTCTGTGCAGCCCGTAAAATCTTTATACCTAACCTGAACATTATACGTGCCAGCCGCTAAGCCTGTAAACGATCCAGCGCTTTGCCAGGCACCGGCATCAAGCCTATACTCAAGCTCCAGCCCGATAGGATCAACAACTGTTAAGATGTTTATCTCACCATCACTAACACCGTTGGCCTTAATTACTTCAATGCTGCCCAACTCCAACTCGCATACTACATCATCATAGCCAACAATAATCTCCTGCGTATCATAGCACGTGCCGGTTGGTGCAGTAAGCTTCTCCTGTTTTACGGTGATGTGATACGTACCAGCCGGAAGGTTAGTAAATGTGTTGCTTACTTGAAAGGTTGAGCCAAGCTCATCAATTCTAAAACCACGTAAGCCGTTACCAGATGCCGTGATAACGATGCTGCCATCAGTGCTTTCATTGGTAGAGGCATTTGAAATGGCCACGCTGTCAATTGAAACTTCGCAGACGTTCTCAGTAATGATATCAACATACGCATAGGGAGCAGTATTCTGCACACGAACTTTATACAGATACCCAATGCCATCCTGTGTGTAGATGATCGTACCGGCAGAAAGAAGAATGATGGGCACAACAACACCAACATAAATGCTACCACTGACGATGGTGTGCGTAACATCATCGTATTGCACCTCAATCTTGTTGCTGAGGCTGGCGTTCCAATATCGGATTGTTTGTATTGCCATTATACGTTCGCTCTAAGTAGTGAGTACGAAATCAGGCCGCTCTTTGCGTCTGGCTGTTGTTCAATGAGCCAGCCCTTCTTCCAGTTCTTATTGGTTGCGCTAAACTCAATGATACCGTACGGGTTGGCCGTAATGGCTTCGAGCTGCGAGCGCGTTGGCTTGTGCTTCAGGCGGTAAATCTCAGGCAACCATAATGCCTGGCCGAGGTCTTCCACGGCAATCACAGTTTCATCAAGCACTGATGTTTCTGAAGTAAGCCTACTGCTGTATGCCGTATTACCTTCGCCAAAGGCGAGCTTGATTTGCTTATCGTCCTGGTGATACAGCCCGCTTCGGATCAGCGGCCCATTGCGCTTGATGTTACGCATCACGCTAAGCTTAGCGTTGTACACCGTCTCCGGACTGATCAAATTATTTAGCGCTGCAAAGTCTTCATCCTTATCGGTTACCAAATCACCGCTTTCTCTGCGCAGTTGAATAATGATCACGTTATTATCGCGCTCATTGTCCTTGCTGGCGGCTGATACGTACGGGTCGCGTCTTAAAAACTCAATGGTGTAACCACTGGCCGACCATGGCGCAATCAGCACCAGGCGGTTCTTAACTTGCGTAATCGGAAGGGCAAACTCTCTCCTGGTATTAAACTCATCCAAGTTATTGATGGATTCATTTAGGGCCTTGTCGTAGCCGATCTCCAGCTCGTTGTATATGGAGTCATCAGCAACAACTTTCTCGATGTTTTTTACATACGGAAATTGTGCCACACGCACAGGGCTGTAGAAATACTCCAACTTCTCGATGCGCACCCGTTGCTTGATGCCTGAAGTTTCAATACCAAGCCCAACACCATCAATGGCCATGCACGTTTCAAGCGCATCTTTCAGGTTGGCGTGTGTAGTGTTAGTAGCAAACGGAAACCCGCGAATGATTTTACCCGATGCAATGCCACGCAATGAACCTTCACCATCGGCAGCATATGCCGTTGGCTCACTATCGGTACGACCGTAGTACTCGCTACGGAAACTATCGGCCTCATCGGTTATACTCTCGATGATGCGCGCCAGTGCCTCGTGTTTCAAAAACAGTGGCGCAGTAGTGGCGGGTACTGTGGTGTCTGCGGTAACAATAAACTCGATTGGCTTCTCTGCCTGTGATGGTACCCCTTCAAAATCGGCAGAGAGTAAATCCTGCCCGAAGCCGCTAAATGAACAGCCAACCTTTACAGGGTTATAGTATCCTGTTGGCTGATCCTTACCCCAGAAGATTAGCGATGAGCCAACCGTTGGTGTGCTGGCCGTAATATCGAACGTAGTGGTGATGTCAGCATAAATGGTGATGATATCATCAACCGCCAGGGTGAGTGTATCCAAATAAGTGAATACCGTGCTTTGAAATACACCAAGGCCAAGAGCTGCTGCCGGTGGCGTAGTTGAAAAGTTTGCGCGACTAAAAGCAATGGCAGCTTCAGCATTCTTTTTGATGTACAGCGTAATATCGCCACCATTGTAAGGGCCACCCAGTGGTGTGCTAAACGTACCGCCCAGTGAACGCATGTTGTAGGCGGTGTCGTTACATGGGCTAGCATCTAAAAAGTTTCTGTCCAGGCGCGAAGCTTCAAGGCGCAGCTTGAAAGTATGTTCACCGGCCTCGGTAATCTTAAATTGATTAACCGGTATACTTCCATTCAGGCCCCACTCCAGATCAAACTTTTCATCGATCTCGTCAAGGTTAACGGTGTCAAGTTCAAACTGAATGTACTGGCTCGCTTCGGCTGCATCGCCATCAAACGGCACACCGGTTGTTTGATGAGCATCGTAAACCTTGCGCAGTATTTTACTGTGCAGCTCCACATCTGTGGTTTCGTTGGCGTTAGCTGCAATGGCTTTGCCGCTCTGTGTTACAAGGCTCTTTAAATCGACTTTAACATCCTGACGGTTCTTCAGTTTTTGCAGAAAGCCTGTCTGCTCAATATTGCACTCTACATACAGGTCATCAACCTTATAGGTGTGCAAATTAAACCTGCCAGTATAGTCGGCATCGTACACGCGGGTAACAGCATTGTACTTGGTAATGATCAGCAGCAGCTCGGCCTCAATGCCGTACTTCTCATAAAAGTATTGCACCAGGTTCTTGCCATCTTTTACGAACTTAAGCTTGGGCGTGTACTCAAAAAATACACCGTGCCACTTCATATCGCGCTTCACGGTTTTGCCAAGCGTATCCCATCCCACAGGGTCGTACTTCAACCGCTGAGGTTTATCAAGATCAGGATGGTATATATAAAAGCGAAACATGGTCAGTATTATAAAAATCAGTTTCACACACTGTAGCGATTATTTACGTACTCCGTCCATTGCAATCCTTGTTGTGCCTGCACGCGTATGCCGTCTCTGTCAACAGTTACATGTACCTGTTTTAAATTCTTAATGGCCTTGCGGGTGGCGCGCACTTCTTTCAACAGCTCAGGACTATCAGCACCAGAAGAACCCGGTATAATCACAGCCGTTACTTGTGAAGGTATTTTCTGATCAACAATGCGCTTGATATCGGCATAGCTGAAGAACTCGTTCTCGATCATGGGCTTAAGTATGTCACCAAACTTGTTGGTGGTTTCGGCATCGGCTACACTTTCGCCACGGCTTAAACGAGCGTCAATGCTATCGCTGGTACCGGTGCCAGGGCCTTCCAGGTCAAACACACCGGTGGCGTACTTGGGCACTGCTATGCTTCGCTGCTTGGCGAACAGGCTGGCAAATAATATACCCACGGCAGCTATAAAAGGTATGGCCAACGGAAAGCCCAACTTCTCAACCGTTTTAGCGATAGAGGGGCCAAGGCTTACACCCATATTAAACAGCGCCTGGTTCTGCTGCATCTGGTTTTGCTTGTTAATCAAACCCCGTTGCTTTTCATCAAACTTCTGGTTGATTTTTGCCTGTGCCTCTTTATTATCACCGGCAAGCTCAAGTTCACGAGCGCGTTGCCGCTCCAGCATATCCATTTCGTTTTCGATGGCCTGCGAGCGAGCATCGAAAATGCTGTTGATGGCATCCATTTCAATGTCGCGCGCAAATTGCTTTGCCTCGTTAAGTTCTTCCAGTCGTTGATGCTCAGCTTCTTCACGCTCTTTGGCATCTTCCTCAAATGCCTCGCTAAACTCCTTCATAGCGCGCTCACCACGCTTAAAGGCATCCTCCGCAGCTTCCGCAACATTCTTCTCCAGGCTCTTGGCCCAGTCGGTCAATACCTTTTCATCCAGTTGCAGGAACAAATTCTCACCGCCCAGCTCATTTAACCGCTTCAGGCGTTTCTCTGTCTCTTCTATTTTGCGATTAAAGAAGGTGATCTCCTGCTCGCTGAAGGCGTTCTGTTTGGCCTCCTTAAAGAACTTGAGCTGTTCTTCAAGCTGATCAATTAATCCAAGTGACTTGGTAACTCCTCCACCTTCCGCTGTTTGGCGATCAATTTCTGATTTCGTATAATCCTTGATGGCTTCGATCTGCGCCTTCAGTATTGCTTTGCGTTGTACAAAAGCATTGATGGCCGCATCATCGTTTTCAGAAAACTTTAACGTTTTACGATATGCTTCCTCAACTTTGATTTGGTTCTCCAGCATCTTCACGTAATCGTCAGATGCTTTTTGAAGATCACCGTAAAGAATAGCGCGCGCTTTCAAATTCTCAACCGCTTTTGCCTGCCCCTCGCGTTGCTCAAGTTCATCGCGCTGCTCTTGTGTCATCACATACTCTTTGGCATATTCGAGAAGTATGGATAAATTCTTGATAGCGTTACTCAAGGGCCCAGACCCTTGATCACCGAGAGTCTCCATGAATGAATCCCAGGCATCTCCCAAGTTGCTGATCTTACCACCGAGCGTTTCACTGATGGCCGCCATACCACCAGTAACACCGGCTGCATCGCCCAGGCTAAGAATATATTCACGAATGGATTGCGCGGTAAAATCAGTTTGAGTTTTAACTCCTTTAAAGGTGAACGTTACCCGGTCACCTTCCTTGCTGGCACGAATACCAAACTCTTTTAATCGCTCGAACTCACCGGTCTGGCCGTCAATGATGGCCTCGGTAAGCATATCAAATGTTTTACCATTGGCCGCTGCAAGGTCTCCCAGCTTGCGCATCTCTTCAACCGTTGGCTTGAAGCCCTGGTTAGCAAGCTTTACAAATGAAGCTGTTAGCTCTTGAACACTAAAAGGAGTTTTGGCTGCAAAATCTTTTATCTGCGCCATCGCAATGTACGCGGCAGATTTTGAGCCAAGTGTGTTGATCAATACTGCTTCAAACTTTTGAAACTCAGCCGTTATATTAACAATCTGTTTACCGAATGTAATCAACTGTTGTACAGCAAATGCTGCGGCAATGGCAGCACCAACTTTCTTAATTCCGTCCTTCACAAAACCATTGAAGGACTGATTCATTTTGTTTACATGATTCACGCCCTCCGTTCCGGCCTTCTTTGTGCTGTTCGCCAGGTCATCAATCTCTTTCTCCGTCATACCGGCTTCCTTACCGGCTTTGCGCAGTGCGGCAATCAGCTTGTCAATGTCTTTGACTGCCGGGTCGGTGTTCGCGCTTATGGGAAATTCAGTGGCCACGTTTTGCGTTTCTCTTTTGTGCTTCGGCCTGCGCTTTCTTCGCGGCCTTTATTTTTTTGTCTAACCAGAAATAAAACTCTTCATCGGTTTTACGTTTCACGTTTTCAATCTCACTCTCCACACCACCACAGTACACATCCAGCATGTGGTCAAGCTCTTTTACTTTGTTGAGCCTGCTGATTCTGAAATCACCTGCTTCCAGGCGCTTAGCTTTACTGCGTTTTCGTTTAAAAATTTCTGGATGTCGTTCGGTAGTTTGTTTCCAGTATTCTTCAAGACGTTGCGCATTAGATAGCCGAAAAAAAAACCTTTGTCGCGCAGCTTCTTAAACTGCTCAATCTTCTGCCGGTTGTAGTCCAGGTCGTACGTGCCAATGTCCTCACGCGCATCGAAGAACACCACACTGGCAATGTTGTACAGGCTTTCAATGGTGGTAATGTTGGCCACAATGTCCTTGAACATAAAGCCCAACGCGCCCACCCGGTTGACATCGTTCTGCGCATTTGCCTCCAGTATTTTATCGATGAGCTTCATCTGCAAATCGCGGTCGATGCCCATAATCATTTCCTCACGAATGTGGCCGTACTGCACCATGCGCATGTGCGGCATGTCGCCCAGGTTTACAAACTCAAAGTATTGCACACCGTCAATCACCAATCCGGCCACGGGCCTGATTAGCTTTTGATTTTGTTTGTCCAGGGTAACGCGCTCGTACGTGAGTGTGTACAACCGCTCGATGATCCATAAGAGTACCTTGCGCATCATCGTTTCATTTTTAGGTAAACCAAAAAAATGATGATCAGGAGAAGGAGCGCAAAAGCTGAAAAGTTTTTGTAACCGTTCAGCCACCTATGCCATAGGGGTGCGCCCTTCTCCGGATCAAGTATGACAGTATCAGGGCAGTCAGCCTTTACTTTGATAAAGACTTTCTCCTTTACTTTAATTGTATCAGGTTTTTTTTGAGCTCGATAGTGAACATCAGGTCTTTTTACGTGAGAGTGTTTCAGGCTGTCGAATTTGTCACGCCAAAAAATAACTTCAAGGTTGCCGTTCGAATTTAATTGCTTCACACTGTCACCCGGCTTCAGCTCATCACAGGGAACTTTACCTGTCGCGCTGTCTCCTGCAATTATAACATCGAAGTCAGCAGTTACACTATCACTAACATCGATCTGATGTGTTGCACCGGTTCCGAACTTATCAGCACACTTCTTAATAGTTATACAGCTCGTCATGAGCATAACAACTATTGCAAATAGTATATACTTGCTCATGGCTTGTAAATGTTTTTGTCGGCCACGCCAATGCTCTTAAGCCATGCTGGTACGTCAAAGCTGGGGCATGCCTTGCTTGCAAACTGGTTGTGCCCTGCCACGCGCACGTTCGGGTGCTTGCTTATGAAGTTGCGCACGTAGCTGGTCATGGTAAGAAGCTGCTCTTTATTTCGCGTGTCTTTCGCTGCTCCCTTTTTATCAGTGCCGCCTACGTACACAATGTGCCGTGCGGTGTAGTTAACACCCACCGCTCCATTGGTAATCTCCCAGGCATCCACCACACCATCTTCATTGTTGGCTACCAGGCGAACGGGTACACCGCTCAATAGAATCATGTCGGTGTAGCCAACTTGCTTCCAGCCGCGACCGCGTTTGCCTTGCACTTCTTTTGGAAGTTCAGCATCAGAGTTGTACAGCTTACCCATGTAGAGCAGCTTACCGTTTGGTTGTGGCGCTGGCGACAGGTGCCAGTCACGAATTTGATCTGGGCCAACGGGCCTGCCTTCAGGTGTGGCCGTGCAGTGCAGCACTAACAGGGTGAGTTTCTTTGGCATAGGGTTTTTAGTTTTATCCCCAAGCGGCACCCTTGCATTTCTGCTCAGGTGCCTTAGCGGGGGTGTTTGTTGCGAGAGCGGGACTTGAACCCGCGACCTATGGGTTATGAGCCCATCGAGCTACCAACTGCTCTACCTCGCTGTTTTAAAATTCTCTCCAGAACACCGGCAAAAAATATTTACCACCAACAACCACTACGAATGGAGCAAAATACCAGCGTGCTCCGGAGAGAAGTATTCTGTTACGCCTGGAAGTCCGGCTGAAGTATGGCTAACGTCAGGTTATCCAGGTGATATACCAGGTCTTTGCTCTTCCACTTCACGTTACCCATCATGAAGCGAGTCTTACCAAATTCCTGTTCGCTTTGAGGCGCAGCGCTTATCGCACAGATGACAGGCTCAAGTGATCTGTCAAGCGGTGCAAACGCTTTGTACTCTTCGGTGATAAAGGCAATGCTATAGTCACGACTTTGATTTACCGTGTTCCAGAAGTTGAGGTTGGCATCAACACCTTCATGCTTGAAAGGCATATCAAACAACCAATGTCCGTGGCGCTCCATGCGTCCGCGCAATCCAGGTATTACCTGTTGCGTAGGCGCAGGCCAGAAGGCTTCAAGGTCTTTCACTACAATCAGGTCGCGTGCTGTTTTAGCTGTACCGTAGGTGGTGCCGTCAGTAATAGCAGTGCTAATGTTGAAGCCCTTCTTTATAAGAAGAAAACCAACAATACCAGAGCCTTCATCAAGACATGTACCCGCAGGCGTTTGCGTACTGGTTACATCCGTGCAGGGCGTGTAGGCGACAACTGCCATTAACAAGCCTTTAAGGGTTTGCCCCTTCAATAGCCACATACCCAATACCTGGGCAATGGCAATACCCACCAGCGTACCGGCAATCCACAAAGGGTTTGCGGGCAGCGCGCTGCTCACCGCCACTGAAACAAACAGCACGGAGAACAGGGTGAGCAAGAATTTTACAATGGGTTTCATGGGCGGTTACGGTTTAGGCTTTGCTTCTTTCGGGGCCTTCGGTTCTTTAGGAGCCTTCGGTTCTTTCGGTTCTTCGGCTTCCTGGTCTTCACCATCTCTGGTGAATTTTGCATAGGCTTTCTTGTCTTCCGCATTCAGTTTTTCGTACTGATCCGGATTTAAGAAAGTACCCTTTTCATTGGCGTAAGCCGCAGTATCTTTTGGCTGAGCTGCCAACACGCCTTTGGCGAATTCAGCAAGTTCTTCTGTCGTGTATTTTTTCATAACGATTTTCGTTTTTGGATTTTGTTCTTCAGCCACTTCATCAGCGTGGTTACAATAAAACCAACTGAAGCGCCAATAGCAGCGAGCTTCATGGTTTCAATTTCATTGTACCACTCTTCCAAGCGAACCGCCTGGAAGAAGCCGAGCACCGTGCCTATCACGGTGCCAACGGCTTGATCTGAATGATGTCCGTCCATGGTTTAAGGAACCTGAACAATTGCAACAACACCTGCCTGATCGTTACGCTCGCGCGCTGCACCAATACGAACCAGCGCACTGTATGCATCGCCCTGTAACAAGGCATCGCCAATAGTTTCAAAAAACTTAATGTCGCCCTTCGCAATGTGCACGAAGTCAAGATCGATTAGCAAACACGCATCGTTGTCAGACGCTGCATTTACCACTGTAGGATCGAGCGGGTCTTTCGCTACCGGAGGAGTGGCGTTGGTGAAACGAGGGATAACATCGGTACGGATGATATCAAACCCGCTGATGCGCACCAGGTCACCGTCTTTGTACACGGCACCCTTGTTCAAATGCTTCTCCATCGTATCAATGGCTGCATCGCTCTTCAGTTGGTTGTAAAAGTCTTCCGTCATCAGCGCAATACGCTTGCCCGATTCCTTTTTCGTTTGCGTGTTCATGATGGTTTTACCCGACTCAATGTCGGCCACCAATGGCTTCTTGCGATCACCGGTTGAACCGCTCAAATAAGAGGTTGCTGTGGCACCCGTGGTGCGTACGATGTTTCCGGTAACAATACCATTGAACCAGCGGTAGAGTGCGTTCTTCGCGCAATCCTGTCCGAGTTTGTTGGTATGGTCGCCAATCACATCGGTGATCTTATCGTAGCTTAACTCAACCGTTTCAGCATCCTTAATGTGTGTGGCATCCGAGCTGATTTCGTCAATCACATAGGTGATGTCGCTATCGCTACGTTTTACCAACGGCACCGGATATACAGCGCGGTTTCTTTGAGAGCTTACAACAGTGCCAGCCTGTGGAATGTGTACAACCGATCCGCCAAGCACTCTGCTCGATCGGTCTTTTGCTCGCAAGAGCCATTCGTACATCTTGAACAGGTTGCCGGCAATAAAGTCTTCCCACACTTCGATGGTTACGGCAAATGCGTAACCCTCTACTTTCCGTTTTACGGAATCGGGGTTAGCCAGCATGGAGAAGAAACGGGCAACGCCCACCACGGCAGCTACCACCAGAGCGCCTTCGGCAAACTCTACCACGGTAACTTCCGGGAATGCCTGCGAAACAGCAGTGGCTATAAACAGCACACTGAACAGGCACAAGGTTAATTTAAAAATCGTTTTCATTTTTCAGTTTTTTGGGGGTTACATCAATTAGGCTGCATCGACTACTTTTTGCCAGGTGGTTGTCGCTTTAAAAGCTGAACCGTCCCACTCAAGATCAATCACATCGATATCGCTAGCCACACCGGTAAGCACCGGTGCTACAATCGTACTTCCGGCAGAGCCAAACGTAACGTTGCGGCCCGTGGCACCTTGTTCAATGCGAACCGTTACGCGCGAGCCAATCATTAAGCCCTGGTCAGCCAACAGGCTAAGCCCGGTTACTGCCTGGCCAAATCCACCTGCGCGCCTGATAAGCGTGCGGGTGTTCTTAATCGTCTGCGTCATAGTCGCAGCATCGGCAAGCGCTTGTACATCAGCGTGGCCGGTAGGGAATTTCAAGGTTTGCTCAGTCATGGCTGGTTATTTTTTAGAAGCCTTAAATGAATTGCTTAACTGCTCGAAGCGTGCAGGGTTTGAAGCCTTCAGCTTGGCAAGCTTTCCTTCGGTGTGAAGTTTTTTGTACTCCGCCACGCGCTGCTCATCCGTTTCGTCACCATCAGCGCTAAGCGCGCCAAGAGGAGACTCGTACCCCTTCATGCCATCAAGGATAGCTTTCTGGGCTTTGAATGCTTCTTCACTGGAAGCAGCAAGAGCGATGTAGTTTTCCTTTTGGGCTGCTACAATCTTCTTGGCGCTCAGTGCACCTTCCACCAGTGCGGTGGCTTTCTCTTTGAGCGAATTTGTTTTCGCTGCTTCGGCTTCAGCTTTCAGCCGGGTGATCTCAGCATCCTTTGCCTGGATGGTTTGATCCTTCGCACTCAATTGCCCCATCAATACTTGCACGCCCTGCTCCACCAGCTCATCGGTAGCGGTTTCAGGCAGCGAGACAAGCTTGGAGGCGTTGAGCACTGCAATCGTTTTTTTCATGATTGATTCAGTTGGTTTATTTGAGTTAAAAAAATTCTTGATTTCATCGGGGCTTGTTTTGCCATTGAGAAATAGCGTTCGCCCGGAGTATGACAGTTTCACGGCATCAGCATTGGCGGGTATATCCGTAATGCTAACTTCCTTCAGCTTCCACTTGGTAACGGTGGGCATGGTTTGACCAGGCACCATAAGTTCAGGGTCAGTGCTGAGTTCAATAATGTCAACACCAACACTGGCAGCATTCAAATATCCTTTCTCGAATTTGCGTGCGATCTTCTTGGCGAAGTCATCATCAGAATCAAATTCAGGATCACCAACCCACTGATCATTTTCCATTTTCAGGTTGTTGATCTTTCCAATAGGAAGAATAATATCTTCGGTGTTCTCCCACATCCTGCGCGCATGATCGTACAGCAACAGAGGATTTTTCAGAAAGTCAGATACATCTCCGCCTTTGGAAAGCAGTCTGTATCCGTAATCATTTACGCGTTCAGTTGAAAGTATTAGCTGCATCGCTCGCAAAAATGCAATGTGCTGCGATGTAAAAAAGATTTGTATTCAGGATGTGAAGCGTTAACTATTGTATATACAACTATTGTTGCAAATACAATAAACAAATCAAAACCCGCATACTCGTTTTGCCACTTTTGCAACATGGCAAAGCATAAACGTTCGCACGAAGAGAAGCGCAACCAGGCGTACGACCTCTACATGAACACCGACAAAACGCAACGCGAGATTGCAAAAATTGTTGGCGTGGGTGAAGACACCATCAGCGACTGGATCAGAAACAAAAAGTGGCGCGAAGAGAAAGCCGCCTACAGCGTTACTAAAGAAAAAGTTATTGCTAACAACCTGGTGCAGATACTCAACCTGCAAGAGGCCATTAACAAACGTGATGAAAAGTGGGCCACACCGGCAGAGATGCAAACCATGAACATGTACTCGAAGGTGATTGAAAGCCTGAGCGGAAGAGTAAGCTTGCCCAACTACATTACCGTAGTGAGTGAGTTCTTAAAGTTCATTCACAAAGCAAACCCTGACATGGCCAAAAAGGTGGCCGATTGTACCAGTGAGTTCATTCAAACTAAAGCGCGCGAACTTACCCGATGAGCACCCGGCAACAATTAAAGGAACTTGAACAGCTCATTAAAACCATCAAGAGCAGCACACCTGCTATGGTGGGCGAAACCATTGCCGAGAAGCAGGCCCGTGTAAATGAGCTGATCAACGACTGGCCAAAGTTCATGCGATACTATTTTCCTAACTGGGCCAGCAGCGAGTTTGCCGCATTCCACAAACGCGGTGGCGATGCCATACTTAAAAGCAAAAAGAAGAAACTCTTTTTCGCCTGGATGATTGCGCGCGATATGGCCAAGACTACCTACTGGCAAATGATGGCCATGTACCTGGCGTGCCGCGCCATAAAAGGAATGGAGCATGGATACCGTACCGTAGTGTGGTGGAGTAAAACATTTGACCAGGCTAGCGAAATGCTTCGGGCTATCCGCTTGCAGTTCGAGTATAACGAGCGTTTAAAGGCCGATTTCGGAGACTTTAAAACCGTAAGCGTGTGGGCCGATGACAAGTTTGTTACCAGCCAGGGCATAAGCTTTCGCGCACTGGGTAAAGGGCAAAGCCCGCGCGGTACAAAAGAAGAAGAGCGCAGGCCCGACTTAATCATTGGCGATGACTTCGATGATGACGAAGAAGTGATCAACGACATTCGCCTGGAGAAAAGCTATCAGTGGATCATGGGTGCACTGTGGCCCACGATGGACGTGAGCGCACGCGCGTTGTTTGTAGTGCTCAACAATAAAATAGGCGAACGCAGTTTAATGGCACGCCTGTACGAGCAGGCCGACTATCGCGAAACCATCAACCTGCTTGATGTAAACGGAAGGCCCTCGTGGAGCAGGCATTCACTGGAAGATTGCCAGTACATGATTGGCAAGATGGGTTCACTGCTGGCACAGCGCGAATACTTTAACAACCCGATGACGGAGGGCAAGGTGTTCCGCAAGGAATGGGTGCGCTACAAAACCATGAAAGACCTGGGCAGTTACTTTTCGCTGGTTGCCTACCTCGATCCCGGATTTAAGAGCGGCAAAAATTCAGATCATAAAAGCTGGTTGCTCATGGGCCTGAAAGATTCAGAGCTGCATGTGATCAAAGCATTTTGCGGTCGCGCCAGTGTGGAAGAAATGATTGAGTGGGGTTACGAGATTGAGAAGATCGTGAAGCGCGGCAATGGCGTGGCAGAGTTCTGGATGGAAGAAGTGTTTTTGCAAGACCTGTTATACAAAGATTTTACCGCAGCCGCCAAAGCAAAGGGCTGGCCGCTGCCGGTGCAGGGCGATACGCGCAAGAAGCCTGATAAAGATTCGAGGATCAGCGCATGTGCCGGATACTTCGAACGTGGTGAAGCATACTTCAACGAGGCCGAGAAAGACAATCACCACATGGTGAACCTCATTTTTCAGTTTACCAGTTTTCAGGCAGGCCATACCGGCATAAAGAAGGACGGGCCCGATGCGTGGGAAGGTGGCAAGGAAAAGCTGGTGGAGAAAGTTATGAGCGTACAGCCGCAGGCAATGGGCAAACGTGCTAAATCAAAAAACATGTACTGATGGAAGGCGCTGCACAAATCATTAAACAACGCCAACAACTGGTTGCACAGCTACACCGCAAAGGTAAGCAGCACCCCGTGGTGAAAGCTCTTATTCGATTGTACACTTTAAAATCAAGGCAATATGTTTTTAACGGATGACGATTATAAAGCGCAGGTGAAGGACACCATCCTTGCCAGTATTATTGAAAGCACTACTGCCTTGCGCACCGATGCGGAGTATAAGGCAGAAGCTGAGATGACCGGCTACCTGGCTATGCGATACGATGTGCCTAACATTTTTAACAAAAGCGGAACAGCACGCAACGCGCACGTGGTGATGCTGTACGTGGACATCGTACTGTATCACTTGCACAGCAGAATTAATCCGGGACAAGTTCCGCAACTGCGCATCGACCGGTATAATGAAGCCAAGCGCTGGCTGGAAATGGTGGCTAGCGGAAGCTTAAAGCCAGACCTGCCATTGGTAGGTGATGCCGATGGTGATGGGATTGACGATAACAGTGTAGTGAATTGGGGAGGAATGACCCCACGTAATCCTTACTTCTGATGGATGTTGTGGATAAAATACCCCAGCTACCTGTGATATATGTAAGTACCCCTTTAAACACCCTTTAAACTCGTGTATAAAATGACAACAGGAATTTTTCATAGGAGCGTCTGTAAAAGCTGGCGAGCCTTTAAAACCGAAGAATATGGCCAAGCGTAAAAAAGCAGCAGAATCCTCGCCCAGCGGTGAGGGTATTGTGATCAACGACATCACCATCGCCCAGGTAACGCGGGGTAATCAGGATGTGCAAACGTGGTTCCAGGCAATTAAGGCAGCGGAAAGCACACGTATGCCAAACCGCAAAAGCTTGTACAATACCTATACCGATGTTGCCATTGACCTACATTATAAGAGTGTCATGGACAAACGCGTGCGCGCGGTGAAGACCACGCCATTCGAATGGCCTGAGTTGAGCAACGATGCAGTGGCCGATAACTTCCGCAGTCCGTGGTTTAGCGAGTTGCTTGGGTTAATTCAAAGCAGAATCTTTTGGGGAACAAGTCTGGCAGAGATTACCCTGGGCGAAGACGGTTTGATTGGCGATGTAAATTTAATACCGCGCCAGAACGTGAAGCCTGAGAAGGGCATCATTAGTCGTGACGGTTACAGTGATGAGGGCATACGGTACCGTGAAGGTATTTACCCCAACTACATTTTGGAAATCGGTAAGCCGAATGAAATCGGACTACTCGCCAACATTGCTCCGTACATCTTAATGAAGCGCAGCAACCTGAGCGACTTCAGCCGGTACAACGAAATGTTTGGCATGCCGTTGCGCGTGTACGAGTACGACCCGCTGAAGCCAGGCGCGCGCGAGGAAGTTACCAAGCAAGCCAAAGCGTATGGTAGTGCCGCTTACATTGTATTACCCAAAGGTGCAGGCAACGTACAGTTTCACGATAGCGTAAAACAATCCACGGCATACGCATTTGATAAGTTGCATGAAATGCTCAACAATGAAATTACCATTGGCGTTCTGGGGCAATTGCTTACCACTGGTGGCGAAGGTGGCGGAAGTTACGAGCTTGGTAAAGTGCACAAAGCTGTTGAAGCGGCAATCAATCTGGAAGACCGGCTCACCGCTGAGTACATCATCAACTATCCGTTCAAGAAAAATATTCTCATACCGCACGGGTACCCGCTCGAAGGTATCAACGGAAAATTTAAAACTGCTGATGAGATCGCAAAAGAAAAAAAACTTGACATCTGGGTTAAGTTATTTCAGAGCGGTGCACCCATTGCAGAGGAAGACTTTTATAAGGAATTCGGGATTGAGCCTCCGGGCAGCAGGCCGGTGGTAGTCCGTACAGGTACCGGTACCGACACCCCGCCTAATCCCGACATTGATTCGGAAGAAGAACCTACGCCAACGCCACCTAAAGGAAAGGGAGGTGCTGGAAAAAAGTTAACAAGCCCAAAGCTGATTGAGCTCAGGGCGCACTACGCTTCGCATCATCCGCTGAAGAAGATGCGCGGGGCCATCACGCTTAGTTACCAGGATGAACTCGATACCATTATTGAGCGTATCATTCAACAACTACGCAGCGGTGAACTCAAGCCGGGTGATGTTGATCCTGAAATGTACGAGCTGGTAGCACAACAACTTTACGGTGCTGTAGAGCGCGGCTATGGTGTAACGCTTGACACGAACAGGGCCAGTGATGTTAACATGTTGAAGACATTGCGCGAAAATGTGTACCGCTTCAGCGGGTTTAAGTCGTACAACTTCGTGCTCGATGCCAACGCGCTGCTCGTAGATGACGTGGGTAAAGTAAAACCGTTCGCGCAATTCAAAGCCGATATTCTCAAGCTCAATAAAGAGTACAACATCGATCACCTGCGCACGGAATACAACCATGCGGTGGCCACCGGCCAGATGGCCAGCAAGTGGAAACAGTTTGAAGAAGACAAGGGCGCGCTGCCGTTGTTGCAGTATGTTACAGTGGGTGACGGGCGCGTGAGGCAGGCACACCAGGGCCTTGATAATATAATCAAGCCGGTGGACGATCCTTTCTGGGATAAGTTCATGCCGCCCAACGATTGGAACTGCCGGTGTACCGTGAAGCAACTGGCCGATGGAGACATTACACACACTGAGGCCGACAAGCTGCCGGAGCTGAAGAAAGATTTCAACATCAACTTTGGAAAGCAGCGGGTGATCTTCCCGCCAACGCACCCACAGTTTAATGTGAAGCCAGAAGACCAGGCGAATGCTGATAATAATTTTGGGTTACCGTTACCGGAATAGGAATGAAGGCGCGATTATTTGATAAAGAAAAAGGAACTGTTGCCATCAACTGCCCTGGATGTAAGTGTCAACATTATCTAAACGTTGACCCAAAGAATGGCAGACCTTGTTGGGGCTTCAATCAAAATTATGAGCGACCAACTTTCACTCCATCACTTCTTGTAAGAAGTGGTAAGTATGTTGGTGATGATAAGTGGTATAATTCCTTGGACGAAGAGCATCGAAAATTTGTAGATGAGACAAGCATGATTTGTCATTCATTCATTAGGGATGGAAAGATTCAATTCTTAAGTGACTGCCTCCATGAGTTGAAAAACCAAACAGTTGATTTAATCGATTACTAATGCCACACTGGACTGAATCCGTACGCAGACTGGAACAACTGAAGCTTGATGTGCCCAAGCTTGCCGGCAATGAGATGGTGAACTTTGCCCTGGATAACATACGCAAGGAAAGCTTTGAAGGTAAGCCGTGGCCGAAGCGAAAGGCCGGAGCTGTACGCGACAGTGGCAGAAACCTGCTGGTAAATACCGGTGCGGGAAGGCGTTCCATAAAAGTTTCACGATCTACGCCACAGCAAACACAGCTTACTGCTAACGATTACATGCAAGCACACAACGAAGGCGAGAACGGAACCTTTACTGTTAACGCGCACTCGCGTACGCGGAAGGGCCGCACGCACAACGTTGCTTCACACTCACGCAAAATGAATTTGCCGGAGAGGCGCTTCACTGGCAAGAGTGATGAGCAAACTACGCGCATTCAAAAAGTTATTACCAACAGAATTATTAAAGCCTTAACGTAATGGAAGAGATCGTATACAAAGAAAGTGTGGCGCGCATTAAAGCGAACGATGCCTACTTTACCGACAACAGCGTATTGCCACCGGCACACCTGGCATGGTTCGAAGACCAAATTGAACAGGCCCTTGCCGATACCGAAAATAAAAGTTATCCGTTCAACCGGCCAGCGGTGTTCTTTCAGTTTGAGCCAACCGAGTACAAGAACAAAGGCAACCACAGCGAGGCCACCGGTAAGATTATTGTGCATGTGGTGCAGGATAAGATTGCCGATGGCATTGAAGACAACGAATCACATGAACGTTTTAAAACTTTGCTTGAATACTACCAATATGTACTCAATCTTCTGGATGGATATAAACTTTTCTGCTCAGCAAAACCAATACTGAGCAGCGTAGAAAGGGGCCATTTAAACAGTCCCTTAATGCACGATAAAATAACTTTTAACTGGAGCGGTATACGCAGGCGAGAGGTAGTACCATCATTAACATCGGACACTGACATGGTAATGGCTGACACAGATGAAGTGACAGCAGACGTAGGTTAAAGTTTCTTTTTTCAATCGCATTTACTACAATCACTTACTGGTTTCCATTCGTGGTCGGTGTAGTTGGAAAAGTAGCTGATGCCGCCACGCTCAACGTTGTTCCCCGCCAGGTATTCTTGTTTTGTACAGCAGCGCATAAACGTGCGCACCGGGTCACCCACTTTAGGTATGCCCGTCATGCAGCCCATCTGCGGGCCGGGGTCTTCACTACAGCCAGCCAGCAACAGCACGGCCAGCAACATCGCAAATACTTTTGTTTTCATTGGCATAGGTTTTAAAGTTAATCAATTATGTAAACTCGTAATAGTCATTGTCTCCGCGAATGATGGTGGTAAACGGGAAGCTGTTAGCGGGTACGCGACTGATCATGTCGATCAATACGGTTGAGCCGGTAAATACAATGCGCTTCTCGCCAGATTTCTCAATCTGTAGTGTGAGCAGTTTGGTGCCAGCCTTCTTCTTTGATTCTTCCACCTTGAAGGCGTGAACTGTTATTTGTACGTTAAACAGTTTTTGCACCTGTATCTTCTCGCCTACAAAGGCGTTGATCCTGGGCGCGATGTTAAAGTCTTTAAAGTTATTTCATGGGCCAATAGTTTTTTAGTTAGATGCTTTGCATTGCAGTGGCCGAGCCATCCGATATATGAGGCTTTCGATAGATGATCAGGATTCTTGCTGAGCTTCCGCGCAAAGTTCTGCTTGATTGATTTTCTGATCCTGATGTGCGAGTGGTAGAATACATAACCCACGAAGTCGATGCCGCGCGCGGCCACCGGAAACACCTGGTGGTTATCTTTCACCTCCAGCTTCAGTTCTTCCAGGTACAGTTTAATGTCGGCCAGTAAAGCGTGAAGCCTCGCCTTGTCGTTGTCCAGGATAACGATATCATCGGCATATCGGTAATAGTAGCGAACGTGCTTCTCTTCCTTCAGCCAGTGATCGAAGTATGACAGGTAGAAGTTCGCCAGGTATTGGCTCAGGTAGTTACCAATGGGCAAGCCCGGTGCGCTGTCAATGATCTCGTCCAGCAGCCACAGTAAATCCTGGTCTTTAAACTTCTTCCGGAGGAGTGTCTTCAGCGTGTAGTGATCAACGCTCGGATAGAATTTCTTTATATCAAATTTCAGGCAGTAGGTGGTTCCTGAAACGTCCTTTAAATCATGTTTAAGGTTGCGCAGTAACTTGTGAATGCCGCGCTTCTTAATGCAGCTATAGGTGTTGGCCGTGAATGTGCTTACAAAGATTGGTTCCAGCACATTCATGATCGCATGGTGTGTAATGCGATCAGGGAAATAAGGGAGCCGGTACACGATGCGTTCTTTCGGTTCGTGTATGTTGAAGATGTCGTACGCAGAAGTGCGGTAGGCTTTGCTCACCATCATATCTTGAAGGATGAGCAGATTGCCTTCTTTGTTCTGGTTGTGCAGCAGCACACCGTACTGATTTGACTTGCCGCGCTGTGCTTTCTTGTCTGCCTCCTGAATGTTCTTCAGGCTGGTGATCTGCGCGTAGAGGTTGCCGATTCGTTTCATTGCCTTTGCTTTTTATAAGTCGCTTTCTCTTTCGGTACCAGCGCCTTAAAATTTCAATCGTTATTTTTTGCCAAGGGGCAAGGTCTGCGATGGTTTAATATTCTCAGCATAGGTGAGAGCTGACATTCGAATTCGAATTCCAATTATCGTAGTCGTTATACTGAAACCCGGAGGAACCGCCCTACTCATCGCACAACCTATTTACTTTTACATTACAAAATACTCCTTGTATAGTTTAATGAATTGCTTCCCTGCGTACTCGGCAACTTCGCTCGAAATAAAGCAAAGGCGAGAGCCGACATGCGAAGACGAACGCCAAGTAACGTAGCCGTCATACCGAAACCCGGAGGAACCGCCCATCTCAAACCAAGGGTAATATTTCCAATCTGTTGATGGGCCCCATTTGGGCTTAAACTGTTTGCCTTGGTTGGCCAGCTTGTTCAACGCACGTGCGATGATCACGAGCTTAGTGTGCGCAATCATTGCCTTTCTGTCCTTAACAGGATACAGTTTGAAATCAGGGATTACCTTTTTCGGGTCGAGCTTCTCAACCTTGCAGGCATCTTCGAACGTTTTTAAATCGGTGTAGTTTTTCATAGCATGAATTGTTTATAGACCTCCGTAAATTGATTACCAGCATACTCGGCTAACTCTCTTGTTTTAAAGCAAAGGCGAGAGCCGACACCCGAAAGCGAACGCCAATAATCGCAGCCGTTATACCGAAACCCGGAGGAACCGCCCATGTAGAACCAGGGCACATACTTTCCTTCGCTTGAGTTATTCCAGTCAGGCGTCCAGCCTTCGTTGAGTGATTTGGCAATGAGCTTGGCGAGTCTGTAGCCAACCTCATCGGGCTCAAGACCTTCACATTGAATGTCGAACTGTTCCGGTGTAAGGCCATTGTCGGCCAGCACATCGGTAACGGTTTTGATGCGCTCCTTCACATCTTTCGGAGCTTCCTTAAACTTGATCTCGCCAAGCTGCTTATCAAAGCTGTCGATGACGAACCCTTTCGGGATTTCGATTTTGATTGTTTGCATAAGTGGTTATTGTTTTAAAGTTGACTGGTTAAAATTATCGGCAGGGCACGAACTTGTTGCGTGCTGCATTTAGTTTGAAGTGATCGCCACCGCTGCGGTATACTTCTGTCTCGTACCTGCGGTCGCGCTCAGCACGAATGAAGGAGCCACTTCCACAGTTGCATATCTCCAGGTCTCCGGGAGTGGTCTTGATTGCTGCATTACATTTGGTGCATCGATAGTACATATTACTTGGCGTGTTTTAGTCGAACATAAACGTAGTTGAACACCAGCAGCCACACCGCCCACAACAACAGGAATGGCTTCAACTCAAGTGTGATGGATGCAATGATGCACTTGATCATGATCCATTGCGTGAGGTGATACCCATCGGTAAGAAATACAAATACCGTGGCGCTAAGCGGAAAGCGTTCTTTGTATTTGATCTTGAAGATGCGGTAGTACCAGTTGGCCGGTGCGGCAATAAGCCAGTACACCTTACTGTCGCCAGCGGTGCTGCGCGCGTACTTGCGCTTATAGCTTTCTTCACCCCAAAAACCGAACTTGTATTTGCTACGGTTTTGAAACGTGTAGTGCGAGCACACTGCCCAACAGGCAGCGGCAATCGAAAGGAAGATGAAGGATGTGAGTGTCATGGGTTGTTGCGGAATAGGTAAGACATAAGCCAAAGAAATACGTAGAAGCACAGCGCATATAGCGCAGGCCACAGGTTAAGCGCGTGCTCTTGTACCGACCATTGGATACTGAAGATCACCGCCACGATGAGCGCAAATACTCCGGCCACTTTCGTACCCGGATCGTTCCAGTTCTTTTTTAAAAAGGTGTTCATGTTGTTTATTGGTTTGACTTGTGAATCCATACTCCGTCATTCTTTACCCACCCTTGCGCGCGCAGGTGCGCCCAGTAGCGTTGCAGTTTGCTTACATCTTCGCCAATGCGTTTCTCATACTCGCGGTCGTACACATCGGGGAAGGCGCTCTTTACAGGTTTGCCATTGGTGGCCAGATCGCGCACGGTGTTGTAGTGCCGCACGTAGTCGGCCATACTCTTGGTGCCGGTGAGCGGATACTGCGTGCTGGTGAAGTATACGGTGAGCAGCTCTGTGTTAACCGTTACCAGCTTTAGGTTAGCCTTCTCTTCTTTGCCTGCGCGGTAGGTCAGGTTCTTGTGCTGCTTATACAGCAAACAGAACAGCGCCACTTTGTCGGCAACTGAGCGAGGTTGCAAAGCGATAACCTTATACTCGTTGCTCCACGCTGTAAACATTTTCTCCTGTAGTGGAATGTACTTTGGTGGCTCGGTAAACTTGCTCCATTCGTTAATGAACATTTTCAACACTCCATCCTGAAACATAGCGTACGCTGCACCGCTGTCTCCTTGCAGCATGATCTTGTAGGTAGTAGTGCTCATTGCAAGATGGGTAATTGCATTCCGTTGTGTTGGCGGTTCCAAATGGTGTGCGGCTTGTTGCCTCCGAAGCGTGAGCGAATGCGCGCCACATAATCCTTCACTTCCACTTTAATGTCGCACAGGTATTTGATCTTCTTGGCGTGGGCATCGTGCGGGTCGTTCCAGCAAACGATAATTATGCTCTTATGTTTGAACCGCTCGTGCAATTGCTTGAACTCATCCACGGTAAGCTTCATGTAGTCGAGACTGTCGAGCACAATTACGCGCCCGCTGTTGGGCCGCTCCAGGCGTGCGAACCAATTCTTAAAAATGCGCTGGCTCTTCTCGGCCATGATAAACTTGCCGGGCGGTATCTCCTGCATGGCGTTGCGGATCATGGCATCCTGTAACGATGAGCTGCGCCCCTGCTCAACGTTGTTGTAGTTTACTTTTCCAAAGTGCACGGCCAGTACTTTGCATAATTGGAGGAGGTACTCCGTTTTGCCGTGGCCGCTCGGCCCTTCAATGAGCATACGGAAGTTCTCGGTAAGGTTGCCCAGGTGTGCGTGCCACTCGTGCGGAAGGTTGACTTGCTTAAACTTCCAGTTGTTGATATCGGTTACGGAGTAGTTCCGCGAAAATTTCTTTGGCATAGGTTATAAATTGAAAGTGGGATCGATAGCGGTTTTGTATTGGATGCTGGCCATGTTCAGATCAACAGGCTCATCATCTACCTGGCGAAGGATAGTTAATATGGCCCCCTCCTGTATGAAATAGTTTTGCTTAAAAAATTGAAGTACGATGTGGTACCTGAATTTTTTACCCAGCTTGTTGTACAGGTCGCGTACTTCGCGCGCGCGGTTGCGCTTGTAGGGCGACTGCATGGGGTACCATTGTTTCTTCGTTTCGGTCATGGTTTTAAAGTCGGGTTTTAAAGTCCTTATACACCTGTTCAAACTGTGTGATCACCTTGCGCAACTCTTTGTGCGTCATCTCGTGCATCTCCTTTCGCACACAGCTTTTATCGCTGAGCAGCCACCGGTTAAGGTGAATTTTTGCAATAGCTGATTTACTCATGCGCGCTTCGGCTGCGGTGGTTGGATTACCGTAGCCCATTTGGTAGCCAATGGCAAACAGCTTGCGGATCATGCGCGTCTTTCCTTCCGCGTAGTGCTGCCTGATTTGCTGCGGTGAAAGCTTACCAACTCCCCCCTCATCAGGGGGAGTGGTGTAAGCGTTGGATGATGTTGAGGTGTTCACTCGGTTTGTGTTTCGGGTTGTTCGGCAGGTTCGGCTGCTTCGAGGGGTGACACATGAAAGCGCGTGGTTTTACCCCTGGCATAAATATGCTGCGGGTATCCAAGAGGGCGGTAACCAAAGCCCACGGTATCCATGCGCGTACACATTACCATCAGGCTGTCGGTATCGTGGGCGGTGATTACTTCCATTACTTCAGGCTTCTTCTCCTGAGGTTTCCAACTGAGCAGCATGTTGATCTTGTTCTCCTGGAGAAGATCAAACACTTCCTTATCCACCGTTATGCGGAGGTCGGGTTTGGCTGAGGTTGCTAATTTTCTGCGTGCCATGTTGCTTAGTTGTTGTATGGAATTACCTGCATGTTGTCTTCGGTGGTTACACTCACACCGTATGCCTTCAGCTCTTTGCGCTGATCCTTATCGAGGAAGGCTTTCTTCACCGGGGCCACGCACAACGTTACCTTCACCATTTCGGGGTAAGCTTTTTGAAACGCGCTGATGTCAAACTTGCGCGATTGTATTACCACCGTGTTCTTGGCAATGTGCAGGTAGCCGTCTTCAAACTCCAGGTTGCCATCGGTATTGAAGGCGCCAAGGTTTTTGTTGCCGATCTTGATCAACTCCTCTTCACAGGTTTTGATGTTATCGGTGTATGCATCCAGTTCGTTTTTAATGCGCTCCATTAGTGCATTTCGGTTGACTACACTTTGCGTGTAGGTCTTCATCAGTTTCTCTGCGCGTTGCAGGTCTTTGTTGGTTTTCTTTTTTGTCATGATATGTATAGTTTAAAAATTACGTTGTGTGGCAAGGCCCTTAATGAGCAGGTGATAGTCGCACTGTACAGATGTGCCGCTCATCAATGCGTTGTCTTTCGTTACGCGGTGAAAGTGTTCGTAGTACATGGGCGCACTCTTGGGGCAGTTTCTTCCATACACTTTGAAGAATTCTACAAAGGCCTTATCGGCCTGGTGCCAGGTCTTCTTCCAAAAGCCCCAGAATTCTTTTGTGCGCGGCATGTGTTGCAATGCCTGGGCATCGTTATCGGTGGTGAGTTCAAGCCACTGGTAGCCGCGCTCGAAGAGCATCAGGTTTTGTTTCTCTTCGCTGATGCCGGTGAGCTGTGCCACTTCGCTACGCACTAACTCAATTTCGGATTGTAAAAGCCTTAGGTAGCTCATAGTAATTTTTGGTGAAGGTGTTGAAGCAGTAAACTCATTTGCGGATCGGCAAACCAATCATCCGTATTGTGCTGGCACAGTTCCCAAAAGGCGTGGGCCTGCGCGCGCGTAAACAACAGTTTGCTGTCGTGCTGGTTAATGATGCTCAGCTCGGTATGGTATTTACGATACAGCTCGCCTATGAGGAAAGCATACACGCGGTCGCTGTTGTTGTTCCAGTTCAGTTGCTTGCCCTTGAGGCTGTCGGTAAGGTTTTTCAAAAACAATTCGAGCAGCATAAGCAATACGGGTTTGAGCGACTTGCTTACGTGCATCGCTACCTTACCGTTGCGCGTTATTTTAACCAGGCTGTTCATTCGCTTAACAGTTTAATTTCATCGGTGATGATTTCCACCTTGCGGTCGATGTTCCGGATTACATCCTTCATGTCTTCAATGTCCCAAGCATCAATGCCGTGGCCTTCCATTTCCTTTTCAACTTCGGCCTTGCGCTGCACCAGTTCGGTGCGGTGCATTTGCTTGAGCACTAGCAGCTCGGCACGCAGTTGCTTACGCTGCTCACGGTCTTCGTGCATCTGCTGGTGGTAGGCGCCCAGCATTTCGGGGTGCGTGGCACCCTGGCCCATGTACTCAAGGCGTTGAATGTGTTGCTCCAGCACCACAAGCTTTTTCAATAGCTCACCGATTTTATCTTCCGTGGTCATGGCTTCAGTATTAAGATGAAACAAGTCAACAGTGACGCTGCCAGGGTTGCGCCTACGGCAACACACCAGGCGAAAATCAGAATGAGATTATGCTCGTACGTCTTTTTCATAAGTCGGCTTGGTTAATGAGAATGTTAAACTCCTGCCCCACAAGGCCACGGTAATAGTCGAACTTGCTTTTGTACTTCGCGTTGAAACCGAATGCCATTTTGTTTCTGCTGGCTGGCCGCACGGTGGTGAACAAATCGCCATTGGATTTTTGAAATACCAGCAACAGGTAGTAGGTGTCGAACGGTATTTTGTACACACCATTATCGGTATCGTACTCGATAAACTGTTTGGCTTGCGTGAGCTCTTCCATTTGCACGTACAGCACCAGCAACAACGTGGCGGTGCGGATAGGCCTGCCATCGACCAGCAGCTTTTTGTAAGCATGGCTAAACAGTATGCTTGGTGTTCTTTCAGGCATGGCTCATCCTCCTTTCCTGCTCCTGCAATAGGCGTGCGTTTAGTTGCTTCGGGTTTTCACTGATGCGGTTCTTGATCTTCCACACATCTTCACGGAAGTGGCTCACGAATACCGGGTAGTAATCGGTACCGAGTGAGTATCGCGCGGGTTGCCCGTAGTGCTTGTTGATTTGAAAACCAATTTCTTCCAGTAGTTTGAAGTACCGGTATACCGTGCGCGCGTTGGTGCTGATTACTTTAGCCAGGTCTTCAATAGAACTTTGGCCCAGCGCCAGCGCGTTGATCAGTTCAAACACGCGCAGCATTTTAGCCTGCGGAATGAAGTTGTCTGGTAGCTTAGCCATTGGTGGCCTCCTCTCTGGTGCAGTCGTTGACTGGCTTTTGAATTGCTGGCGGTTGTGCCGGTGGAAACTCTACCGGCTTTTGCACAATGATGGCAAGCGCATCATCAATCTTCTTCTCGAACTCCTTGGCGCGCACGAGTGCCTCCTGCGTGCGATTCCTAAAGTAGTCCTTCTGCGCATTACGCATCACGGCCACGGTGGCAATGAGTGTGCGAAGTTCTTCGTATACATCTTCAGGCAGCAACTTCGAGCCTGTGTTTACCGCACGCTCGTTTGCCTGGTTCCACAGCTTTACAGCAATCAGGTTCTCCTGTATGGCCCGAAACATTTCGTGATCACTAGACTCGGCAATCAGGTTGTCGCGCACGTTTTTTAAATAATCGATTTGCTCTTGTATGCTCGGTTTCATCAGGCAGATTTTTTAAAGGTGGTTACGCTGAGGTCGAGCAGTTCAATCACTTCCTGACCAGTAAGTTTCTTGGCGCGTTTCTCTTGCTCATCTTTCACATCGCGCACGTACTGGGCTAGCATGTCGAGGTCAGTCACGTATTGCGAAAGCACGTTTTGCGCACCAGTGTTGGTGATGCCTTCAAACTGGCACACCTCTACGATTTCGCCCTGGCTTAGTTTGCTGGCCGTGAGTACCTGGTTGCCGAAGAAACGGCCACGTAACTGAGGGAAGCCGGGTTTATGGTTGCCTGCGAGTTTGTCAATCTTGCGCACGATGTCCATCCCGCAAATAATAAAGCCAGCCCTGCGGTGTGCCCAGTCGCTGATGTCTTTCAGAATGCCGTATATACCGGCCTTCACTACTTCCACCTCATCAATGATTATGAGATACCCCTTGCGGTTGGTGATGATGTTCTTGATGGTGCGAAGCTTCGCGTGGTTTCCACGGATGTGTTGCATATCATGCACGCCCAGTGATGTAAGAATCTCTTCCAGCAAATCTTTCGCGCTCATGTTTTGCGTACACTTCACGTAAAGCACATAGTCGTTTGCGGCTGCATAGTTCTCAAGTGAGTGGGTTTTGCCCATACGCGTCCAGCCATCCACTACCATCCGGATGGATTTGCGCTGAGCTTTACGGCACGCACGTTGAATGCGTTTGAAGTTCTCAATGAAATCCCAGTGTAGTGTATCATCCAGACGCAGGCCCATTGCATCGGCAATGCGCTGGAAGTAGCTGTCTTTAATAGACACTACACGACCGCTCGCGTCCATCTGGTATTTACCGGCTTTAATAAAGCTCAGGTATGAACTATTGATACCTGCCTTCTCGGCAAGCTTGGCACCGCTGCGTGCGGGGTTCTTCTCATCGATCCAGGAGTTTACCTGTTCGGTTACAATTCGCTTTTGTTCTAGTGTAAATGGCATAGGATTTATTGTTTAATTGTTAGTCAAGTGGAAGTGGTGTATCAAATTCATCGCTGAGGCGGTCGAGCTTTTTGGGCTGATCGGCTGCCGGTGCTTCCGGTTCAGTGGTGTTGAAAGCTTCGTTGTCGTTAATGATGCCGTTGAGTATTTGCGCTGTGGTGTCGGTAAGCACTTGCTTATCGAAAGCGTTATCGGTGATCACCGGTGTGTAGGTGCCGTTGCGCTTGGTGCGTTCAATCAACTCGCTGAAATCTTTCTGAACAATGGCGCGCTGTTGTTTCTTATTGTTGAGGCGGTCGTTCAGTTGGGTGCGGGTGCCTTGTTGGTAATCGGCCACAGCCATTGGCATAAGCTGCTTGGGTAGTGCGCACGCGTGAGCTTCATTCCATTGCAAAGGCGCACCATTGATATAGAGCAATAGCCGTTCTGGCTGGTTGTTGATCCACCGCTCAGGGTTAGGTTCATATCGCACGGTGAACTTCGCACCGATATATAATCTGCGGAAGGCTGCGTCTTCAACGTCATAGGTAAAAGGTTTGCCGTTAATGGTAATGTCGATACCCCGGTTGGTGAACTCGTACTGCTGCGGTACGTACGTGCTCACGATTTTCATTTTGCCTTCATCGTAGGTGCGTATCTTCTTATGCTCGCCTGGCAATTGGTAGAAGGATTCAATGTCAATGATCTCGCTGAAGGGCCGCTGCTTGTCGCGGGTAGCTTCAACACTGGCGCGGTAGGTGGCCAGTGGTGATTTATTTGAAAGGAACTTGCGGGGTGTGTTGTTCCAAATGGTGAGGTCTTCAATGGCTTGCTTCAGTGCATCTTCCGCGCGCGCGAGTTCGTGGCTCTTCACCATCTTGGCAAGGGCCTCGCGGTTGGGTCGGTTGCTAAGTGTGAGCGCGAACGGGTTGGCGGTGTAGCCTGGGCGAAACTTCTGAACATCCTGGTTAAACAGATGGAAGAAGTTTTCAATGATCTTACTGC